GGGCAATTGGGCAGTGACATAGTCACAGTAGGCCTGGTTAAGGACCGTGTTTATCAGGGTGGTGTGGTAAATCCCGCTGAGCAGACCTCGTCGTACTCGGATCACCTCCTTAGTGTCAGGTCGTGTCACCCAAGTGTTCGACACTGAGGCCGCGAGCCATTTAGCCGCCTCGACCAGAGTCCGGGTTGCTGGATGGCCGGGGCGATGGGTCGAGCACCACTCCCCCATTGCCTGGTATGTCCTCACCATCGCCTCTTCCGAGTGCTGGGAGTTGAAGTCAGAGAAGTCGAAGGACCCCAGCCACTCGCGGTTGTGGGTTGCTTGGGAGATCCGCCTCTCCACAGCCCCGGTACTGGAATAGGACTCACCTATCCCGTAGCGAGCCAGCCAGGTCTTGTTGACTGCCCCCCCGAGGTATCGTCCTATGGCGTAACTGACGAAGTCAGCCCCATAAATGGCTCTGTTCTTGCCTCCTAGTTCGTTCTTCTTGGTGTGGCCAGTGGATGTCAACTTCGGGGTCGACTGCAACGCTTCGGCGAACCACGAGTCAGGCAGGCTCATCCCTACCCCCTGCTTATTGTCCTGAAACCCCTCCCTCAGCTCGGGCGGCAGGGCGGACTTCAACTTTGAGTCATACCCGGGGCAGGACCCGGCAATCAACCACGACCCGCGGGTCCGCCAAAACTCTTCGGGAGTAATGAAGCCTTTCATGCTTAGCGGGGGGGTATCTCGGATCAGTCGTTCAAACCAGCCTTCCAGGTATTCCAGGAACTCCGGCCCCCCCGGGACGGGTGTAAGCGGGGGGCGAGGGGTACTCCGCAGTCTAAGCTCGTCGTCCCATGCTGCTTCGCCCCCAGCTTTAGGCCCTAGCGCCTCCAGCCCTACAAATCCCGTGGCCTCTGGGATAGTGAGGGTTACTCCGAACAACCTCCCGGAGTTACGAGCAACCGCCCCGACGGCTTTAGCCCGATCCCGGTAGTGAGTGGGGCACCAGCAAGCCTGGTAGACTTCCACTGCCAACGGTCTTAGTGCCTCTGCCGTCCCAGAGAGGTGCAACAACCTAGCGGCTGTCACCTGCTGGGGCATCCCGAGCCCGGCATACAGCACCGAGGCTATCAGATCACGCCCCACCCCGGCGGCCAGAGCCACCCTGACAGCCGTGGTGGTCCCCACGACTGAATTGAGACCAAAACCCCCCCCCTGGATCGGGAACAGAGGGGTTAGGTGTTCAGTCCACTGCTCGGCTGAAGTCGAAGCGTCCACCGCCCCAGCGAGGCACAAAGCCCGGGCAGTAGGGGCCGGTTCGACAGTCGGGCAACCGCAGACGCTGGCCAACCACCCGGGGGATCGATTGACGATTTCCGCCCGGCGGTCAAGGAGTATACCCCTATGTACGCACGGGCGACAAGGCGGTGGTGGGTCGGAGCCACCACCGGAATCGGGCCGTTGGTGCTTCTGCACCCCAGAGACTTCGAGACCGAACCAGGCCAATCCTGGCTTACGGCTGTGATAGACCTCAGGGGCCCCCAACCGGGCAGCCCAGCCCGTCAGTGCTTTGACCTCCCTCCCAACGCGGACGTTAGGGATTCGGTCACTAAGAGCGTGGGCCCCGGAGATCGAGGCCTCGCCCCTACCCCAGGCCAGCAGAGCTTCGTTCCACGCATGCAGAACATCAGCTTTCCCGGGTATGATCAGCGGCAACAGTCGCATGTGCGGCCGCTCAACCCCCCGTAGGGTCAA